AATTAGGAGGTAGCCTCCTATGGCCGACAAAACATATACAGTCACTGTCGCAAGTGGAAATTTGTATGGTGGTGGCACAGGTAATGTTTTTTATTTAGACGGAGTTCGAAATGCAACAGGACCTGGTGAAGTTGATTGGGTTCAAGGAGCTACTTTAAGATTTGAACAAAGTAATTCTTCAAACAACAATCATCCATTATTATTTACCACAGACGCTAGTTCACCAAACTCTTATAGAATAAGTGCTGGAGTAAGTTATTATTTAGACGGAGCTTCAGATGTAGGATCTTACAGCAATGTTTCTTTATTTAATGCAGCTACAACAAGATACGTAGAGATTACTCCGGCTAATAATGTTGACTTTTTTTATTATTGTTATGTTCACGGCATTGGAATGGGAGGTCCCGTAGACCTTGTACAAAATGCATGGGGAGCTTTAAATTGGTCACAAGGTGCTTGGCAAGATCAAGGAAATAGTGGAGCGACTCTAACAGGAATTGGAACAACGTTTAGTTTAGGAACACCTACTATCGTTGCCACAGTGGAACAAGGTTGGGGTAACAGAACTTGGAATCAAGGTTTATGGGGTAATGATTCTAATGACACACCAATTCCAACAGGAATTTCTTTATCTGCAAATTTAGGAAGCGTAAGTGTTACGGCTTTAGTAAATGAAGGTTGGGGAAGATTAGCTTGGAACGAATCCGCGTGGGGACAAGCAGGAACAACTTTATTAACAGGATTACCTATATCTGCATCTTTAGGATCAGTAACAGCCACTGCTGAAGTAAACACTGGTTGGGGAAGAGAAGCTTGGGGAGATGAACCATGGAATGAAAATACCGCTGTACAAAATGTAGATGTAACTGGTCAACAAGTAACAGCAAATTTAGGAAGTGTATCAATTAGTGGAGAAATTAATCTTGGTTGGGGCAGAAGAGAATGGGGTTATCAAGAGTGGGGAACTCCTAATGAATCAGCACAACCAACAGGATTTAATTTATCAGCAAGTTTAGGATCAGTTTCATTAACTACAGAAGTAAATACTGGTTGGGGAAGAACTAATTGGGGTGAATTAGGTTGGGGTATTCCAGGAACTTTAATACCAACCGGAGTATCTATGTCAGCATCGTTAGGCACAGTGACAGCAGTTGCTGAAGTGAATATAGGATGGGGTAGAAAAACATGGGGTCAAGGTTTATGGAATAACGATGGAGACAATTTAATAGTACCTACAGGATTTGGTATGAATGTGGTTCAAGGTCTTCCTTCTATTGATGCAGAAGTTAATACTGGTTGGGGTAGAAGCACTTGGGGAGGATTAGACTGGGGTGGATTCTCAGATTCAATAGTTGTAGGGGTTTCAGGAAATCCTATAACTATGTCATTAAATAGTGTACTTCCTATACCAAATACCATTGCTACACCTACTGGAATTAATGCAACAATTAACTTAGGAACCCTTGACATTGACGCAGATGCGAATATAACATTAACAGGAAATAGCTTGACAGCGGCTACAGGATCGCTTAATGCTATTATCTGGAACCAAGTTGATACAGGCACAGCACCCACTTGGAAAAATGTTGACACAGCTGCTTAATTTTAATAAAATACGAACAAATAAGGATTTAAAACTATGGCAAACAGTACATCAAGCTTTCTAAAACTTACCGTACAAGCGACTGGTGAAAACTCAGGTACGTGGGGTACAATTACAAACACAAACTTATTAATTCTTGAGCAAGCATCAGCTGGTTATGAAGCAGTAGCACTTAATGCTACAACAGGAGCAACTCTAGTTGCAACAAATGGTGCTGTTTCAAATGCCAAAAATATAGCATTAGAATTAACTGGAACAATTACAGGCGCAGTAAATGTCACTGTTCCAATAACAGAAAAATATTACATTATTAAAAACTCAACATCTGGAGCTTACGCAGTAACAGTTAAAGTATCAGGTCAAACTGGTGTAACTTGGGCTGCTGCTGATAAAGGAACTAAAGTTCTTTACGGTAACGGAACAGATATGATTAACTCTAACTTAGAGAAATTATCATCTGACTACGCTCCTCAACTTTCAGCTAACTTAGACGCAAATGGTCAGAACATTTTAATCGATGGTGCTAATTTTATCGGAGATGAAAATGGTAACGAACAAATTAAATTCACAACTACAGGATCAGCTGTAAATGAATTTTCAGTAACTAACGCTGCAGCAGGAAATGCTCCAGCTTTAGCAGCTACTGGTGGTGACACAAACATTGATATGACTTTAACTCCAAAAGGAATTGGTAGAGTTACATTAAATGGTGGTGGTAAAATTCAACAGCTTGCAGAAAAAGTTACAACATCTGCAACAGCAGCCACTGGAACAATTAACTATGATGTTATCACACAAGCAGTTTTAAATTACACATCTGATGCAGCAGCGAACTTCACAGTAAATTTAAGAGGTGATGGTTCGAATGCTTTAAATGCAATTATGGATACAGGTGAATCTATCACTGTAGCGTTCATTGTAAAAAATGGTTCAACACCTTATTACAATAACGTTGTTCAGATCGATGGATCAGGTGTTACTCCAGAGTGGCAAGGTGGATCAGCACCTTCAGCTGGAAATGCTAGCTCATTAGATGTTTACACATACACAGCGATTAAGACTGGTGATGCTACATTCACAGTGTTAGCTTCTCAGACTCAATTCGCTTAATAGGAGAAGGAGTAGAAAGATGCCAATAATCGGTTCATTCGGAGCAGGATCAGCAGGAGGCTTTGGTCAAAGAAAAGGTGGTACACCTTATAACATACAGTACTTAGTTGTAGCTGGTGGTGGATCTGGCGCGACATTTTCATATGGTGGCGCAGGCGGAGGAGCTGGTGGTTTTAGAACAATAGCATCAAAATCTTTTGAAGTAGTAACAGGAAGAAGTTATACAGTAACTGTGGGAGCTGGTGGAGTAGGAAACACATCAACTGACGGAGCAGGAAATAAAGGTAACAATTCTGTTTTTGACTCAATTACATCTACAGCTGGTGGAAGAGCAGCGACTTTAAATGGAGGGCCAGGTGGACCAAATGATCCTTTAGCAAATGGTGGGTCAGGCGGCGGTGTTTCTGCTTATTTTGATCCTAGTTATAATGGACCTCCAGGTTTAGGAAATGAAGGTGGTTTTTCTCCACCTGAAGGAAATAACGGTGGACCTGGTTCAACAGGCGGTGGTCCAACAACTCAAAGAAACGCAGGCGGCGGCGGGGGAGCTGGCGCGGTTGGGTCGGCGGGAACGCCGGGCGGCGGCGGGGCTGGCGGGTCTGGAACTGCAAACTCGATTACAGCTTCTAGCGTAACTTATTCAACAGGCGGTGGCGGAAGAAGACAAAGTTCTGGAGCTGGTGCTCCTGCAACTGCAAATAGAGGAGACGGTTCTCAAGGCGGAGGTTCAGGAACTCCTTCTCCAACTCAAAACGCTGGTAGTGGTATTGTAGTTATACGAAGACTAACAGCTGATTCAAACTCAACATCTGGAACAGTAACAACTGATGGAAGTGACACTATTCATACCTTCACTGGAGATGGAATTTATAAAGGTTAATTATGGCACATTTTGCAAAAATTTCTGAAGAGAATGAAGTTTTATCAGTTCACGTCGTTAATAATGCGGATATTCTAGACAATGGCGTAGAATCAGAAACTAAAGGTCAAAATCTTTTATCAGAAATACATGGCTGGCCAGCAAATTTATTTAAACAATGTTCATATAATACTTCCAAAGGAGTTCATTCGAATGGAGGGACACCACTTAGAGCAAACTTTCCATCTGTAGGTTTTATGTGGCATGAAAATCATAATATTTTTAGTGAGTCAAAACCTTATGCAAGTTGGACATTAGACACAACAACAGGTGTATGGAATCCTCCAGTTGCAAAACCAGCAGCTCAGGAAGATCCTGAAAATAAAAGTAATATAAGACATTACTCATGGAATGAAGTTAATCAACAATGGGATATACTTTCTGAGGATATATGGGTAGGAACGGTTGAAAACGAAGATGGATCAGTAGGCGATTATGTAGATAGTCAAGATCCGATACACGACCAAGAATAGTTTATTTTTTATAAATAAACTGAAAGAAAGAATGTTAGATAGAAAAATAGAAATATTAAAACTTCCAATACCTGTTACGTTAAATAACAATATTTTAAATTATTTACAAAAACAGGGAAAATGGGATTTTGTTTACGATAGAGACAGGCAAATTTCTCCTAATATGAAGCAGGTCGCTAGTCCCGGTCTTTTTACTGATGCAGGTCTTGCTAGAATTACTTATTCAAATGGACTTTCTGGAACAGTTAATGATAACTATTTAAATAATTTTGGAGATTTAATTTATTTTCATTGTAAAGAAAAATCAAAAAAATTTAAAATAGAACAAATTACCAGGTTTTATTGGAATCTCTATAGTAGAAGTTCTAAATGCTTATGGCATACTGATGAAAAAGGCATAGATGAATTTGTTTCTATTATATATAATTTACACGATAACGATGGTGGAACAGAATTTGAAAGTGGTTTTATAAAATCGAAAGAAGGAGAAGCTATTATTTTTCCAAGTAATTTACCTCACAAAGGAGTGGGCCCAAAAGAATATAAATGGAGATTAAATTTAAACATAGTAGCTCATCAAAAATTAAAATATGCATAAATATAATTTATCAGAAATAGCTATGTATTACGGTAATGTTAAAATGCCTAAAGGATATGAAATTAAAAGAGGAGAAATTAAACATCAACTTGTTTACAATAAATTTGTAGAAAAAAATAAATTAAATAATGATGATATAAAAATAACAGATACAACTGATATCATTCCTCTTCTTACATATATAAAAGATTTTTTTAATTTAAAATTTGATGTTTCTTTAAGACCCAATAAATTTTGGGGCAATATTTATGAAACTAAAGAACACTCTAAAAATAAAAACAATATTGATAGATTAAGTTATCAAAACTCTCCTGACTATACTTTAATTTACGGAGTAGATATTTATGATAAAAAAGCCTCAGTGACTTTTGAATATGATGATAATAGAAGAATAGGTAAATCTTGGACTGCTCCTTTAAGAGACAATCATTTCATTATGTTTCCCTCAACTTTAAATTATACAATTAATAAAAATAAACATGAAAAATTTAATACTTACTTAACCATAACTTTTGACTATAGATGATTTTAAAAAACTATTATTATTTTTATAAAAAAGCTGTTCCAGCACATAAATGTGATGAGATAATTAAATTTGCTAAAGATGCAAAATTAGAACAAGGATCAATTGATCGTAGAATATTTGAAAATGAGTCAAAAAAACAAAAGGAAAAAATTAAAAAAAGAAGAAATTCTAAAATAAGATTCATAAACCCTCAATGGTTGTATCGGTTACTTCAACCTTTTGTACAACATGCGAACGAAGAATCTAAATGGAATTTTGAATGGGATTGGTCTGAGGATTGCCAGTTTACTATCTATAAAAAAGGTCAATATTACGATTGGCATGCCGATAGTTTCTATACTCCAAATATTAATGGACGTATAAGAAAATTATCTATGACTTTAAATTTATCTGATAGTAAAGATTATGAGGGAGGTAATTTACAATTCGACATTCCCAATATTCCAACAAATAGAAAAATAGATACTTGTACACAAATAAGAGATAAAGGATCATTAGTTGTTTTTCCAAGTTTTCTTCAACATAGAGTTACTCCTGTCACTAAAGGAACTAGATATAGTTTAGTAATGTGGAGTTTAGGACAACCTTTTAAATAATATGTTTAAAAAAAATAGTTATGAAATTTGTAAAAAAGTTATCTCTAAAGAAAAAATAGATTTTCTTTTTAGATACATGAAGCTTAAACAAAAAGTAGCTACAACACTTTTAAGAAAAAACTTAATTTCACCTTTTGATAAAAGTTTTGGAATAGTGGGTGGAGACACACAGGTAAATTACTCTAACTCTTACGCATGTTATGGAGACATTGCAATTGATTTACTATTAGAAGATTTACAAAATTTAATGGAAGCTAAGACCGAAGTTAAACTTATTCCTACATATACTTATTTTAGAGTTTATGGCAAAGGTAATGATTTAAAAAAACATGTAGATAGATTTAGTTGTGAATTTTCTACAACATTAAATATTGGAGGTGATCCCTGGCCTATATATTTAAAAGATAAAAAGAAAAAAACTATTAAAGTAAATTTAAAACCCGGTGATTTATTAATTTATAAAGGAGTAGAACTTGAACATTGGAGAGAAAAATTTAAAGGCAATATTTGTGCTCAAATTTTTTTACACTATAATCAAGAAGGAGTCGGTAAGATTTATGATGGGAGAGAACATTTAGGAATACCGCTTAGAGTATATACATGATAAAAAAAATTAAAAACTTTTTAACAAAAAAAGATAAAATGTTTATTGAAGAAACAGTTCTCTTTGCTAATTTTCCTTATTATCTAAATAGTTACACCGTTAAAGATAAAACTATTAAAGACCTATATAATTATTTTTTTTGCCATACCATTATAATGAGGCCTGAACTTAGAAAAGAGTTTTTATATAACTCAGAACATTATCAAAGTTTTTTATCTATAGTTGAAAATGCTTTTAAAAAATTAAAAATTAAACCAAAACAATATTTTAGAATGGCTGTAAACTTAAATTTTAATAATGGAGTGGAAAGATGTCCTGAACATAAAGATCATACTTTTAAACATAAGACTCTTCTTGTTTATTTAAACGATGGAGACGATGGTTCTTTTACTTGTATTAAAGAAAAAGATAAAATTAAAAAAATAAAGCCCAAAAAATATGAGGCTATTTTATTTAATGATAATTTACATTGGATGTATAACCCTAAAAAAGGTGTTCGATTAGTTTTAGTTACAACATTCATATGATAAAAAAAATAAATTATAAAATTGTAGATAATTTTATAAACGAAAAAGATTTTAAAATATTAAGTGACACTATGTTAAACAATAAATTTTCATGGTATTGTGGAAATGATGGTGTTTCAGGGACTAAAAATGATGGTATTTATTTTACCCATAATTTTTATGATTCGTATAAACCACAATCAACATATATTCATTTATTAAACCCAATTTTAAAAAAATTAGATGCAAAAGCATATATAAGAATAAAAGCTAATTTATATCCTAAAACGTATAAAATATATGAACATGGGGGACATGCTGATTATGATTATAAACATAAATCATTTATTTTTTATATTAACACTAATAATGGTTTTACAAAATTAGAGAATGGTGTTAAGATAAAAAGTGTTAGGAATCGAGGTCTATTTTTTGACTCTTATAAAAATCATAATAGTAGCACTTGTTCTGATAAAGACAGGAGAGTAAATATTAATTTTAATTATTTTTAAATATGAAAAAGAAAGAAACAGAAGGTAAAGGAATTTTATTATTTGCAGAAGGTATATTTAAAGTAGAAAATATAAATTTAAACCATAAAAAAATACTTAAAGAAGTGAAAGAATTAGAATATGAAAATGTTCAATCAACAGATAATCTACCTACTACCAAAGAAGGTAATTTTACAGAAATGAGTAAATCTATAAGAATATTAGATTTATTGCCTTCAGGAAATGATTTAGAAAAAGAAATAAGTTTTCATGTGCAAGTGGCTATAGATGAATTTTTTGGTTATGATATAAAGAATAAAATTATAAATACTTGGGCTACTAAAAGTAATCCGGGAGCCGTAGCAGGTTCGCATACTCATAGCAATTTTTGGTTAAGTGCAGTTTATTATCCACACGGAAGTAAAAAAGAAAAATTTTCCATATGGTTTGAAAATAGTAAATACCTAAACTTTTCTCCACACGTTAATAATTGTAACATTTTAAACTCCACTGCATTTAATTTACCTGTTCAAGAAGGAGACTTAATTATTTTTCCTGCTTATTTGAAACATAAGATAGGACGAAATAATTCAAAAAAACCTAGATATTCTATCGCATTTAATATCTTACCTTCAGGAACAGTAGGAAAAAGAGATGGTTTTCTTGAGTACAAATTTAGTTGATCGCTTTAGTCAAAATTTAACAGCAATAGAGTATCCAAAAAAATCAGTTTCGTGGAATATTGCCGGTATTTTAAAAGGACATAATGCTTTTTATAAATTTGATGTGAGAGATATGTTTAAATTATCTTCTGGAGAATGGGCTCAAAAAAGTAATATAAAAAATAGTGCAGATAAAATGGTTCTTGAGGGAGAAAAAGAATGGCTTATTTTAGATCTTGAGGAGCTTCATGAATATATACGTAAAGAAAATAAGACTAAAGTATACATAAACGATTTGATCTCCGATCTAGAATGGACTATATTTTTGGCCAAAAAGTAGTATAATAGATCCTATGGCATTAAAAGAAGTAAAATTTCAAGCAGGTATAGATAAACAAGGGACACCATCTTCATCACCAGGTAAATGGATAGATAGTGATTTTGTTAGATTTAGATATGGAGTACCTGAAAAAATAGGTGGATGGGATCAATTAACCACAGCTAATAACACTCTTCCTGGTGTGTCTAGAGCTCAACACACGTTTACTAATTTGAATGGTACAAGATTTTCGGCTATTGGAACAAGCTCAGGACTGTTTATTTTTAGTGGTGAAAGATTTTATGATGTTACTCCTTTAGCTGGATCTCCAGTTTCAGGAGGAACCTTTACAACCTCAGCTGCCGCTGGATCTACGGTAACTATAAATTCAACTGGACACAGCGTTATAGTTGGAGACTACGTAGTTTTTACTTCTGTATCTGTGGCTGGATCTACAACACTTACAGCACCTGATTTTGAAACCTACGCTTTTGAAGTATTGACAATCCCCAACGCAAACTCGTTTACTATAAGTTTAGTAAACCCTGCTGCAGGTGTAACGACAGCGGAAGGTAATTCCGGAATGACGGCTCAAGGATCATTTAACTATCAAAGATACATAAGACCAGGCCCTACTTTTCAAACTTTAGGTTTTGGTTGGGGTACTTATCAATGGGGTCAGGAAGATTGGGGAGATGCAAGATCAAGTTCAAACGTAACATTAGATCCTGCTAACTGGTCCTTAGATCATGCAGGTGATACCTTAATTGCAACACTTAGAAATGGAAATACTTTTCAATGGAATTCTGCTGGAGCTTTAGCGACTAGAGCAACTCTTATTACCGGAGTCGCTGGTGAAGTCGATATGGTTTCAACATTGTCTTTATTTTCAGACAGAGACAGACATCTATTTCAGTTTGGTGCTTTAACCGATATGACTGATGCAACCACTCAAGACCCTATGTTTATCAGGTTCACTAATCAAGAAACATTGAACGTATACACACCGACAGCAACCAATACCGCTGGTACATTTAGATTAGATACAGGAAATAAAATTACAGCTGCTGTACAAGGTAAAGATTATGTTTTGATTTTAACGGACCAAGCTGCTTATGTAGCTCAATTTGTAGGACCACCATTTACATTTAGTATTAGACAAGTGGGAACCAACTGCGGATGTTTAGGACAACACGCTGTAGTATTTGCTCAAGGTGCTGTTTATTGGATGGGTCAAGCAGGTGGCTTTTTTGCATTTGATGGAACAGTAAAACAAATACCTTGTTTAGTAGAAGACTTTGTATTTACTACAGGAGATGGTAATCCAGGGCTTAATTTTGATGCTAATGAAATTATCTATGCAGGACATAATAGTTTGTACACAGAAGTAAATTGGTTTTATCCATCAGAAAATTCACTACAAGTTGATAGATGTGTTACTTATAATTATGCAGAAAACAGTTGGCATACAAGCACATTAGATAGAACAACGTATGTAGATGCTGATGTTTTTGAAAGACCATTTGCAACTGATTATATTCCAAACGGATCTACAGATTCTAACAGTCCTTCGGCCACTCCTTTCTTTCCAATATCGGGAGTTACCAATAGAGACGGGGCTACAGTTTTATACGAACATGAAAAAGGTGTCGATCAAGTTAATAGTACAGGTACATCTGCTATTCAAGGGTTTATAAGATCTGGAGATTTTGATATTGCTGATGGTGAATTTTTTGCATCGATTAGTAGATTTATTCCTGATTACAAAGAGATTGTAGGTAATAATCAAGTTACTTTATTTATATCAGACTACCCATCTGATACTCAAAGCAGCTCTCCTTTAGGACCCTTTACAGTTACCTCAACCACTGATAAAGTGGATACCAGAGCAAGAGGAAGATTAGTAAGTGTTAAATTAGAAAACACAGCAATAGGAGAATCGTGGAGATATGGTTCTCTTAGATTAGACACAAGATCAGATGGTAGAAGATAATGGCTAAAATAATTAATTATATTCCAGAACCTACACCAACGTATGATCCATCTAATCAACGTCAAATTTTAGAAGCATTAGATACTTTAAAACAACAACTTAATTTTTCTTTTCA